AGCGCCGAAATCCCCCCGAGAAAAAATCCCGGGCCGGGCGGCCCAAAAGGCCGAAAACGGGCCCAGGGCTCCAAAGTACCCGCGCACGCCCAGGCGGGCCGCGCACGTGATCCCGGACAGGATCCCGTACGCAATCCACGCCGGGCTGAGGAGGCCAGCATGAAGAACCCCTGCACAAGAGAGTGTCCGGATCGGACACCGGGCTGCGAGTGCGAGAAGCGACGCGCCTGGCTTTGGCTCCGGGAACAGGAGAAGGAAAAACGCCGGAAGGTGAGCCTGGTCGAGAACTACATCTCCGACGCCGCCCGGAGGAATAAGCGAGCAAATAAACGATAACAGGAGGCTCCCATGGGAACCGTGACCCGCATGGAGCTGCGGAAGATCGACGAGCTCCTGCCCTACGAAAACAACGCCAAGCTGCACCCGCCCGAGCAGATCGAAAAACTCCGCCGGAGCTTCCGGGAGTTCGGCATGATCGTGCCGGTGGGCATCGACGCCCAGAGCCGGGTGCTTTACGGCCACGGCCGCCTGATGGCCGCCAGGGCCGAAGGATGGACCGAGATCCCGACGGTGACCGTCGAGGACCTGACCGAGGAGCAGCGCCGGGCCTTTATCCACGCGGACAACCTCCTGGGCGAGACCGGCTACGATAAGGACCTGCTCCGCAGCGAGGCCCAGGCCCTGCAGGCTGCCGGCTTTGATATCACCCTGGTGGGCTTCGACGCCGCCGGGATCCAGCTGGCCGGGATCGAAGCAGACCACTTCTGGGACGAAGAGGCGGAGGACTCCGAAGAGTATCAGGAGTTCATGGATAAATTCACGCCGGCGAAAACCTCCGACGACTGCTACACCCCGGTGAACATCTACGAAGCCGTGAAGGCCTGGGCGCTGAAGCGCTACCAGCTGAAAGACGCCAAAGTGATCCGCCCCTTTTATCCCGGCGGCGACTACCAGAAAGAGACCTACCCGGAAGGCTGCGTCGTGATTGACAACCCGCCCTTCTCCATCCTATCCGATATCTGCAGATGGTATGAAGAAAACGGGGTGCGGTTCTTCCTCTTTGCCCCTGGCACTTCCCTCTTCTCCATCGCCTCCGGCGGGGTGCACTACCTCCCGATCGGCGTCGGCGTGGTCTATGAGAACAAGGCCCAGATCTCCACGAGTTTCGTGACGAACCTGGGCGAGTACAGGATCGAGATCGCGCCGGACCTCTACGAGGCCATCGACGCGGCAAACGACGAAAACCTGCGGGAGATGGCCGTGGAGCTTCCGCATTATGACTACCCGGACTGCGTGGCCGTGAGCGCCAGGATGAACAAGCTGGCCAGATACGGCGAGGCCCTCCGGATCCCGGAAGCGGACGCAGCCTTCACCAGGGCGATGGACGCGCAGCGGGAAGCCGACAAGGCCATCTTCGGCGGCGGATTTTTCCTCTCCGCCTCGGCTGCAGCCGAGAAGGCTGCAGCCGAGAAGGCTGCAGCCGAGAAGGCTGCAGCCGAGAAGGCTGCAGCCGAGAAGGCTGCAGCAACCCGCTGGCAGCTATCAGACCGCGAACGCGCTCTGATAGCCACACTCGGTACGGTGGCGCCCAATGGCTAACCGCACCGAGACAGCCCCACCGGCGGCGCCGGCGTGGCTCGCGGGATCCCTGCGGGCCCGGTGGAATGAACTGGCGCCGGTGCTCTTCAAGATGGGCAGCCTCACGGAGCTGGAGGCCGGGATCCTCGCCAGGATGATCGTGGCGGAGAACAACTACCTGCAGGTCTCGAACCTGCTGCAGGGTGCTCTCCTGGACCAAGACGGAGAAAGCGCCAATAAATGGCTCGCCGCCCAGGACAAGCTCATCAGGCAGATCCAGACTCTGGGCGCCGACCTGGGCCTAAGCGCTGAAAAGCGAAAGGCCATGGGCTGGAAACTCCCGATTAATTAAACACCGCAGAGGCCGGAGCGCATGACGCCGGAGCCCAGATCTTCAAGTGAAGACCAAGGCTCCGGCGTTTTCTTTTTGGAGGAAACGATGACACGGGAAGAAGTTTACAAAAAGCAGCTGACGGACCTGGGGATCTACGACCCGGCCTTTGATCCGGAGATTAAAAACCTGGCCATCCTGGAGCGCAGGAAGACCAGAGCCGAGAAGGAATGGTCGGCCACGGCCCCGCCGGGCGGAAAGCCCAGCTTCCTGGATCCACACTACCAGATCATCGTTCAGCTGGAGGATAAGATCCTGCAGCACCGGAACGCCCTGGGCCTCACGCCCACGGCCCTCCGGAAGCTGAAAGGCGCCTATTACGAGACCCAGCGGGGCGAGGTCCTCGCCGGAGACGCGAAGCCGGAGAACGTGACGGTTCTGGATCTGGTCCGGGAGAAGTTTGCATTATGACCGGAAGCCAGACGCCCAGGATCTCCAGAGAGCCGGAACGGACCGGCACCGACGGCAACCTGGCCGCAGCTCTGATGGAGGCCTACGGCGTGCCCCTGGCACCCTGGCAGCGCACGGTGCTGGACTGCTGGCTCGGGAAAGACGACGCCGGAGAGTATACCGTCACCAGCGCAGGACTGGCCGCACCGCGGCAGAACGGCAAGAACGTCTGCCTGGAGGCCCGGGAGCTTTTCGGGCTCGCGATCCGGGGCGAGAAGATCCTCCATACCGCCCACCAGGTGGTGACCGCGAAGAAGAGCTTCCGGCGGCTGGAGCAGATCTTCACCGACCGGAGGCACCCGGAGCTCCTGCGCTTAGTTAATTTCATACGCTACACCAACGGAGAAGAGACCATCGAGCTCAACAACGGAGGCAGCATCGAGTTCTCCGCCCGAAGCAGGCAACGCGCCCGAGGCTTCGCCGGGATCTCGCTGGTGGTCTTCGATGAGGCCCAGGAGCTGACCGACGACCAGGTGGACGCCATCATGCCGACCCTGAGCGCCTCAGCGACCGGGAGCCGGCAGCTGATCTACACCGGCACGCCCCCCTACCCCGGCTGTCCCGGGACCGTCTTCCGGAGGCGCAGGAGGTCCTGCATCGACGACCCCGGTCCCCATGACAGCTGGCACGAGTGGAGCGTCAGCGCCGACAGCGTGGACCAGATCAAACTGGACGACCGGAACCTCTGGGCCATGACGAACCCCGCCATGGGGATCAACCAGGACGAGAACTTCACGGCCCACGAGCTCGCCACCCTCACCCCGGACGGCTTTGCCCGGGAGCGCCTGGGCTGGTGGGCGCCGGTGCTGGAGCACGCGGCGGACTACGCCATCCCGGCAGCTGCCTGGGACGCCTGCCGGAGCGATAAGCCGAAGCCGGAGACCGGCCGCACGGCCTACGGCGTGAAGTTCAGCTTCGACGGCGCCAGGGTGATCCTCGCCGGCGCGGTGATTCCTCCGGAAGGACCCGCCAGGGTGAGCCTGATCGCGGACCGGCCAACGGGCCACGGGATCCAATGGCTGGCCGACTGGCTGAACGAACGGAAAATGCGGGCCTGCTGCGTGGTGATCGATGGCCGAAACGGCGCGGACGTGCTGGTGGAAAAAATCAGCGACACCTGGCGAAGCCGGGGCAGCGTGATCCGGCCCAGGGCCACCGACGTGGTGGCCGCAGCTTCCACCCTCTGCAGCGCCGTCAATGAACAGACGGTGACCTGGTTCTCCGGGCAGGAGCCCCTGCGGGAGAGCGCCGTCACCGCCACCCGGCGCATGGTGGGCGGCGGCTGGGCCTTCGGCGGCGATAACTCGCCCCCGGTAGAGGCCGCAGCGCTGGCCCTCTGGGGCGCCAAGAACAGCAAAACAGATCCCAACCGACCAATGAAAGTGGGGTAAAACATGACGATTCTTTCCATCAATCCCGGCAGCGTCACGGGCCTCACCGAGCAGGAGGCCGCGATCCTGCAGGACCTGCTGAGCCTCTACGCCTACCACATGACGCGGAACGAGGAAAAGCAGAAATACTACGAGGGAAAAATTAGCCTCGCCGACGTGAACCTGGGCATCGCCCTGCCGAAGGGTCTGTCCGGCCTCGAGATCGGCTGTGCCTGGGGTGCCAAGTGCGTGGACGTTCTGGCGGCCCGGAGCATGTTCGACGGCTTCGTGGCCCAGGACGGCACGGACGTGCCGGAGATCCAGCAGCTGGTCCGGGATAATAACCTGCTGGCCGAGTATATGAAGGCCGCCAAGGACGAACTGAAGTTCGGCTGCAGCTTTGGGACCCTCAGCCGGGATGAGAAGATCGGCTGCAAGATCCGTTTCCACTCGCCTCAGACCGCGGCGGCCCGGTGGGACGGGAACCGCGGCCAGATCGCCTACGGGATGGCCATCATCAACGTGGCGCCGCTGGATTCCGCGCCGGAGGTGCTGATGCCCTCGACGATCTACCTCTATCTCTCCGACTGGGTGATCGTGCTGCACAGAGCCGGCGACAGCAACTGGAGCGACGCCCCGGACTGGTCCGCCGAATGGACCGCCGAACGCCACCCGAACAAGATGGGCCGGCCCCTGATGGAGCCCCTGGTCTGGTCCGCCACCAGTGCGAAGCCACTGGGCCGGAGCAGAATCAAGGAACCGATCCGGAGGCTGATCGACGGCTACGTCCGGACCCTGGCGAACGCCAGCATCGGGCTGGAGTTTTCCACGGCGCCCCAGAAGTACATCCTGGGCGTGACGGATGAGCAGTTCGACCAGCTCTCCGCCGATAAGTTCCACCAGTACGTGGGCGCCATGCTGGCTGCCACGACCAACCCGGAGACCGGCGAGAAGCCGACCTTCGGGCAGCTGACCCAGGGCAGCATCACCCCCCACGTGGAGATGCTGCGGATCCTGGCCACCCAGTTCAGTGCGGCCACGGGCCTCCCGGTGACGGACACGGGCGTGGTGAATACCGCCAACCCCACGAGCTCCGACGCGATTCTGGCCCAGACCCAGACCCTGGTGAGCATGGCCGAGGAGCTGAACGCCGGCAACGGCAACGCCCTGCGGACCATCGCCCTCATGGCGCTGGCGGTGAGCCGGGAAAGCACCCTGGAGGAGCTGAGCGAGGAAGACCAGGACATCGTGGCCCACTTTAAGAACCCGGCCATGCCGAGCGTGGCGGTGACCGCGGACGCGGCCATCAAGATCGCCAGCTCCCGCCAGGGCTTCGCCTCGACGGACACCTTCCTGGAGATGATCGGCTTTGACCAGGCGGACATCCGCCGGATCCGGGCGCAGGAACAGCTGGCCCGGGGCCGGGCCGTCCTTGAGGAGATGGGCATCTGATGACGATCAGCGAGAAGGACTGGCGGCGCTACATTGACGCCCTGCGGAAAGTCAACGATGAGGCGGCTGGCCTCGTGCTGCGATATCTGCAGACAAACGGGATCCCCACCGAACGGGCGGCCATCAACGCGCTGCTGGAATACTGCTACGCCATCTGCGGGAAGTACAGCGAGGCCAGCGCCGCGCTGGCTGCGGAGATGTATGACGCGCTGGCTGCCCTCTCCGGCGCAGCGGTCCCCCCTGCCCTGCCGGCTCCGGTGCCGGAGATGAGCGAGGTGGCCAAGGC